ATGTCTGATGCTTTTAACAGAGTTAAAGATGGTAAGTTAAAACGATTGATTATCAATATGCCACCCAGACATACCAAGTCTGAGTTTGCATCTTACCTATTACCTGCATGGTTCTTAGGTTGTTTTCCAGATAAAAAAATTATCCAAGTAGCCCATACTGCAGAGTTGGCTGTTGGATTTGGTAGAAAGGTAAGAAACCTTGTAGGTTCAGAAGATTATAAAAAAGTATTCCCTGATGTTGGACTGCAGTCAGACAGTAAGGCTGCTGGTCGTTGGAATACAAACAAAGGCGGAGACTACTTCGCTATAGGTATAGGTGGTGCAGTTACTGGTAAAGGTGCTGATCTACTCATCATAGACGATCCTCACTCAGAGCAAGAAGGACAAAGCAATGATCCCTCTGTCTTTGATAAAGTCTATGAATACTATACATCTGGTCCTCGTCAGCGTCTGCAGCCCGGTGGTGCGATCATTATCGTAATGACAAGATGGCACAAGCGTGATCTGACGGGGCAGATTCTTAAATCATCAACTCAAAGAGATGGCTCAGATGAATGGGAAGTTATAGAGTTTCCTGCCATATTGCCCTCAGGCAAAAGCCTTTGGCAAGAATTTTGGGATATAAAAGAATTAGAAAAGCTAAGAGCAGAACTGCCAGTAGCTAAATGGTCTGCTCAATACCAACAAGACCCTACATCAGAAGGGGCTGCTATTATTAAACGAGAGTGGTGGCAAGAATGGGATGCTGAGTATCCACCTGAGTGCGATTTTATTATACAGTCATGGGATACTGCATTTTTAAAAACACAGCGTTCTGACTTCTCTGCGTGTACCACATGGGGTGTTTTCTATAAACCAGACGATGAAGGAATTACGCAACCACAAGTTATATTATTGGATGCTCATAAAGAAAGACTAGAGTTTCCAGATTTAAAAAAGAAAGCTTTTGAAATGTACAATGAATGGCAACCCGATGCTTTTATCGTTGAAGGTAAAGCTGCAGGTATGCCATTGATATTTGAATTGAGACAAATGGGTATACCTGTGTCAGAATATACTCCAAGCAGAGGTAATGATAAGATAGCTAGGGTTAATGCTGTAGCTGATCTATTTGCATCTGGTATTGTTTGGGCACCTGATAGAAGATTCGCAGAAGAAGTAATAGAAGAATTTGCTGCGTTTCCTGCAGGTGAGCATGACGATTTAGTTGATTCAGCAACCCAAGCTTTAATTAGATTTAGACAAGGTGGATTCATACCCTTATCTTCAGACGAAGAAGAAGAATACTTTCCACCAAGAGAAGCAAATTATTATTAATGAAAATTTATATTACATCTTTTATCCATGATGGCAAAGAATATGAAGGACCAAATATTCATGCTGATTCATTTAATTCTGCTAGTATTATGGCAGAAGGACAAGGTTTAAAAGTATGTGGTGAACTTACAGAAATATTGCAAGACATCACAGACGAAGACCTAGATAATAAAAGATTACATTAGGAGATTAGATGGCAGAGAAACCATTACAGACCCCAGAAAAAATTGTTGAAGATTCTCCTTTAGAAGTTGTAGTAACTAATCCAGATGAGGTTGCACTATTAACTGAAGATGGTGGCATGATTATTGATTTTGAAGAAGGTGCTGAGTTCGGCACAGAAAGCTTTGATGATAATATTGCAGAGTTCATGGATGAATCAGACCTTGAATCATTAGCAAACGAACTTGTGGGTTATTACAACTCAGACAAAGAATCCAGAAAAGATTGGGAAGAAACCTACACAAAAGGTTTAGATCAATTAGGATTAAAGATTGAAGATAGAACTTTGCCTTGGCAGGGTGCTTGTGGTGTATTCCATCCATTGCTAACTGAATCAGTTGTAAGATTTCAAGCTGAAACTATCACAGAGTTATTTCCAGCTAAAGGACCTGTTGATACTAAAATTGTTTCAGATATAGATCAAGAAACTCAAGATCAATCTTCTAGAGTTAAAGATTATCTTAACTACTTGCTCACAGATAAGATGAGTGAGTACAGAACAGAAACTGAAAAAATGCTATTTAACCTGCCATTGGCTGGTTCTGCATTTAGAAAAATTTATTATGATCCAGCATTAGAAAGACCAGCAAGTATGTTTGTACCTGCTGAAGACTTTGTAGTTAGCTATGGTGCATCTGATCTTAGCACTTGTGATAGATCAACTCATGTAATGAAAAAAAGCACGAATGATATTCGTAAGCTACAAGTTATAGGCTTTTACAGAGATGTAGAACTACAAACACCATCTGCAGATTACTCTGATATACAAAGCAAGTATGATGAATTAACAGGCGATAGATCGTCTTATGACTTTGATCAAAGGCATATACTACTTGAAATGCAGATTGATCTAGACTTAGAAGGCTTTGAAGATAGAAAAGATGGAGAGCCTACAGGCATAGCATTACCTTATGTAATTACACTTGATTATCAATCAGGAACTATTTTATCTATAAGAAGAAACTTTTTAGAAGATGATCCTTTAAAGAAAAGAAGACAACACTATGTACACTATCAATACCTACCCGGCATGGGATTTTATGGTTTTGGATTAGTTCATTTAATTGGTGGTATAGCTAAATCAGCTACCAGTTTACTTAGACAATTAGTAGATGCAGGAACTCTTTCTAATCTACCCGGTGGTTTAAAATCTAGAGGATTAAGAATTAAAGGGGATGATACTCCTATTATGCCCGGTGAGTTTAGAGATGTAGATGTACCCGGTGGTGCTATTAAAGATAACATTACATTTTTACCATACAAAGAACCATCAGGAACTTTGTATCAGTTACTACAAAACCTAGTAGAAGAAGGCAGAAGATTTGCTTCATTAGCAGATATGAAAGTATCTGACATGAACAACCAAGCACCTGTTGGAACTACACTTGCTTTATTAGAAAGATCGTTAAAGGTTATAGGATCAGTACAATCAAGGATTCATAACTCTATGAAACATGAGTTACGAATATTATCTAGAATAATTTTTGATTATGGTCCAACTGAATATCCATACGATATTAAAGGCAAAGAATTAATTAAAGAAGACTTTGATGGAAGAATAGATGTAGTGCCTGTTTCTGATCCAAATGCAGCAACTAAAGCACAAAGAATTATGCAATATCAAGCTGCGTTACAACTATCACAACAAGCACCACAGATGTACAACATGGAAGAATTGCATAGACAAATGCTTGATGTACTAGGTATTAAAGATGCAGATAAGATTGTTCCATTAAAATCAGAGATATTACCTACAGACCCTGTATCAGAAAACATGAACTTACTAAACAGCAAACCTGTTAAAGCCTTTATGTATCAGGATCATGAAGCACATATTAAAGTACACATGGCTGCTATGAGTGATCCGAAGATGAGAGAAATGGTAGGGCAAAGCCCAAATGCTAATTCTATACTTGCAGCCTTTACTGCTCATATAACAGAACATATAGCATTTCAATACAGAAAAGAAATTGAAAAACAGATGGGTGCTCCATTGCCACCACCTGATGAACCATTGCCAGAAGATATTGAATTGCGTTTATCTGAGTTGGTATCACAAGCTGCTGAAAGAGTATTAGCAGATAGTCAAGCTGAAGAAAGACAAAAAGAGGTACAAGAAAAACTAGAAGACCCTGTAATTCAGCAAAGAGAAAAAGAACTTGAGATCAGAGCATCAGAAGTACAAAGAAAAATGCAAACAGATGCAGAGAAGATTGCAGCAGATTTACAGAAGTCAAAAGCAAATCAAGAGATTGAAAAAGAAAGAATTGCATCACAAGAAAGAATTGCTGGTGCAAAAATTGGATTTGATGCTGCAAGTGATAATGCAAAATTGTCTAGCAAAGAAACTTTAGAAGGTGTTAAGATAGGAAAAGAAATTGTAGAAACACTTTTTGATGATAAAAAATAATGAGTGCATCACAAGAAAATATAGTTGAAGCGTTACAAAAAAAAATAAGAGAACGCATGAACGAACACGCAGACCACTTGAGTACAGGTGGCTGTCAAAATTTTGAAGAATACAGACACATGACAGGTATTGTGGCTGGATTAGCATTAGTAGAAAGAGATATACTTGATCTATTAGAAATAGCAACACGCCAATAATGGTGCAAGGACCTAGACCTTAATCTAGAGCAAGGAGATAAAATGACAAAACCTGCAAAAAAAATTAATAATAAAGACGAAGAAATTCGCAAAGCAAAACAACTACCTGTACCTAAAGGGTACAAACTATTGATAGCTTTACCAGATATAGAAGAAACAACTAAGGGTGGCATCATAAAAGCCAGTCAAACAATGAAAGTCGAAGAAGTCGGCTCAATCTGTGGTTTCGTTATTACTATGGGTGAAGACTGTTATCAAGACGAAAAAAGATTTCCAAATGGTCCTTACTGCAAAGAAGGAGATTGGATTATCATGCGTTCTTATTCAGGCACAAGATTTAAAGTGCATGGCAAAGAATTTCGTTTAATCAATGACGATAGCGTAGAAGCTGTTGTTGAAGACCCAAGAGGCATAGTTAAGGTAGTATAATGACAGAACAAAATCAAACCGCAAATCAAGAAGTTACATCTGATGAATTAGTTACTGAAACAATTCAACCAGAACAAACTACAAATGAAGATAAATTTTTTGGTGTTAAAACAACTATTGGAAAAACACCTGAAGATAGATTAGCTGAAAAACCTAAACAATCTGAAGAAACTGACGAAGTAGAAATTGAGGTTGTTGATGATAGACCACCAGAAGATAGAAAACCTGCAAGAGTTAAAACTTCTGATGATAAAGATGATATTGAATCTGAAATTGAAGGTGTAGATGAGCAAGTTAAAAAAAGAATTAACAGGCTTAAATACGAATTTCATGAAGAAAGAAGGGCTAAAGAAGCTACAGAAAAAGTTAGAGAAGAAGCTATAGCTTATGCTCAACAGATTCAAGAAGAAAATAAAAGACTATCAGCTTTAATAAATAAAGGTGAAGAAGCTTTATTAGGGCAAATATCTGCTAAAGCACAATCTGAATTAGAAAGAGCTAAAGCAGAATTTAAAGAAGCCTATGAAAGTGGCAACAGCGAAAAGATGTTAGCTGCTAACGAAACAATATTAAATTCATCAGTTGATCTTAAATCAGCAAATGAAAAAATTAATTATTACGAACAACAAAAAGAAATACAGGCACAACAACCTGTAGCACCACAGCAAAATGTTGCACAACAATTTGCACCACCCGACCCAAAAGGTGTAAAGTGGTTACAAGACAATAAATGGTTTGGCAATCCAGAGCATAAAGACTTAACAGGTTTTGCATATGGATTACATGAAACATTAATTAAAGATGAAAATATTCTTCCTACAAGTGATGAATATTATCAACAAGTAGATATTAGAATGCGTAAAGCATTCCCAGATTTTTTTGGAACTGAAAACCAAGCTGAGGATAGCATCGAAACAGATGTTGTTGAAACTGCGAGTTCCAAAAAACCATCGAGTGTGGTAGCACCGGCAACCAGAAATAATGGTGCTATGCCTCGCAAAGTGCAGTTAACAGCAACTCAAGTCAACCTCGCAAGGCGACTTGGGTTAACACCAGAGCAATATGCCAAGCAACTAGCAAAGGAGAGCAGAAATGTCTGAAGAAAAAAATATTGAAGTAACTGAAGAAGTTACTAGAGCAGCAAGAGAAGCAGAATCTAGAGAAGTTCAAGCTAGACCAAAAACTAGCTGGGAACCACAATCTAAATTACCAAAGCCCGATCACCAAGAAGGCTGGGTATTTAGATGGGTAGCTACAAGTATTCTAGGTCAACCTAACAATGTAAATGTATCTGCAAAATTTAGAGAAGGATGGGAACCTGTGAAAGCAGAAGATCACCCTGAACTAAACATGATCTCAGATCATGGCTCAGAATGGGCTAGTAAAGGTAATTTAGAAGTTGGTGGACTATTGTTGTGCAAGGCTCCAAAAGAGACTATGGCAGCAAGAGATGAATACTTTAGAGAGCAAGCCCAGAACCAAATGGATGCTGTGGACAATAACTACTTAAAGGAAAATGATCCTCGTATGCCTCTGTTAAAACCAGAACGCAAAACAAGGACTACCTTTGGCGGTGGCTCTAAATCATAATATTTTTTTGAGCTGCTTTTTATAACTTTATTTAAAGGAAATAGATATGTCAGCAACAGCGACACCAATGGGTGCTGAACCAGTCGGAACTTTAAGTGCTAGTGGCTCCTATACAGGAAAAGTTAGACACTATAAAATTGCGTCTAATGACAGTACCGCAATATTCTATGGAGATTTTGTAAAAATGACATCTGCTGGTGTAGTAACACTAGACAATGGCACAACTTCATTAACTCCAATAGGCGTATT